TCACTCCTTATATGGGAGAAGGGGTTGAAGGAGATGCTTCAGCTGCTTCTATTGCTCAGTTTTTGGAACGATCTATAAGGATTCGTTCTGATGCATGGGCAGTAGGTGCACCCTTTAGTATAACTTTCAATCCCTGGGACTCTTATTTAACGAACACTGTGGTGGCTAACAAGTTGCAAAATTACAATCTGCTTAAAGGTGATCTTGTTCTTACCTTCTATGTAAATGGTACGAAGTTTCATATTGGAATGATGCTGGCGTCTTATAGGTATTTAAATCAGGACAATGCTTTGGTTACTATTGGAGGCGATACACAACACATTACTTTTTCGCAGAGACCACATGTATTACTCAACACAACAACTAACAAACAAGGATGTTTATGCATTCCTTTCTTTTATCCTCAGAATTTTTTGAGTTTAACACAAGCAACTGTGAGCGCCGCTAATATGGGTACTGTGAATGTGTCTTCCTTCGCAAATTTGGCTCAATTGAATGGTGGAACGGATAGTGTAACGTTAACAGTGTTTGCGCACATGGAAAATGTGACATTATCAGGTCCTTCAGCCTCTGCAGTGGCTATTTCTGGGGTAGGAAGTTTGGATGCTTTGTTTGAAGATGTCTGTGCTCAAGGCAATGATGAGTATGAAGAGAATGGGGTTATCTCAGGACCAGCTTCAGCAATTTCAAAAGCTGCTGGTTTACTCAGTTCAACTCCTGTGATTGGGCCATACGCTTTAGCAACGCAAATGGTGGCTTCAACAATTGGAAATGTTGCACGAATGTTTGGGTACTCTCGTCCCGTAAACATAAGTGATGTTCCTTTTATGAGGCCTACTGTCTCTGCTAGCTTAGCTTTATCGGAAGGTAGTGATACGGCTCAAAAACTCACATTGACAGGAAAGCAGGAAATTTCAATTGATCCTGGAATCTGTGGGGTTCCTGGTAGGACTGATGAGATGGATTTAAAGTTTTTCACTCAAAAGCAATCATACATCACTCAATTCCCATGGACTGCCGCTAATACTGTGGGGTCTTATATCTTTAAAATTGATGTAGATCCTATGTGCGAAAGGCGTGCGCAAGGAACGAATGGGAATGCTATCATTCCAACCTCTTTATCTTTTGTATCACGCATGTTTTCACATTGGTGTGGTTCTTTGAAGTTTAGATTTCAAATAGTTGGTTCTATGTTCCATAGTGGTAGATTTACTATTATTTATGAACCTAACAGTATCCCTGGAGGTGCAACTAATCAGTATAACACTACGTTTAATTTCACTGGAGATTTAGATGAAGCTCGCGATTTTGAAGTGACAGTCAATTGGCAGAACGATAGGATCTGGTCAGACATTGATACTGGTACATCCAGTAGAAATTTCTATACCACCACGTCACCAGGAACTGCTTTTCCTAATCGCCAGTATTGTAATGGAGCGTTGTACTTTCAAGTGGCTAATGAACTGGTCACACCGGATGCAACTACAGGAGTGACTGTTTTGGTTTGGATATCAGCTGGAGATGATTTTCAACTTCAGAACCCCTCGAATGGGATAGCTGGCTTAAATATAACTGATGATGCAGAGGCTGTGTCTGCAGTAGGTGATTTAGATGATCTATTTGCACAAGGGTTGGGAGATGATGATGAAGCTACTGGGAAAGACGATAATCCCGATGATACTAACGTCGAAGTTGAATTGACTCGTGATGTTGTGGTTAATCCAGCAAGACGTGAACTCGTAGCCTTTGGGGAAGTTCCCACTCATTTGAGACAACTCCTCAAGCGTTACAACTATTATAGAACATTTAGTGGAGGGACATTCTTTCCAGCTACTATTGCTGTTCAGAATACGTCTTTCTATGCTTTCCCTCTTCCTAAGGGTTTTTTCACGACTGGAGTTGATACTACTCTACTAGTGAATCAGTATAATTATGTTGCAATGACCACTATGAATTACCTACGTGGTGCTTATGCTGGTTGGCGAGGATCTATACGTTGGAAGTTCTTCGGAGATAACACTGATATTAAGATGACTGTTCATAGAACTCCTCAAACAGCAGTGACTCTAAGTTATGCTCCAACTGTGAATGCAATAACTGGTTCCTCTAGTCAGAGGGCTCGAAATCTTATTGGATTTCGAGATCAATCTCCAACTGGGATGGCTTTGACCACAAATCAAGTTATTCCGGTTATTGAAGTGGAGATTCCTTATATGCTCAACACGAAGTTTTCTCAGTGTAAAAGAGAATGTTGGGCCTCATCAGATTACACCGTACAAAACATGTATCCATCGGGAAATACGTTTGCTCTCGGAGTAACAACATCAACAGTTACAACAACAATGCTTGATGCATTTGTAGCAGCAGGAGAAGATTTCTCTTTTATGGGATTTATTGGTGCTCCTGTTACTTATGCTTATACTTATCCTTCAGCTTAGTTGTAACTAAGGTAACACTGAGTGTTATCTTAATAGCCAATAGAAGCGTTGGTGAAGCACCAGGAAGGTGCTTGATTGTTTATCAAAGACTTTGATATAGTTTTCAAGCTCCTTTATGGGGCGGAGTTTTTATATATCGCAAGTTTTAATAGGCAATAGCTTATG